TTTTATTCGATTTTATCAGTTGATCACTTTTTTTTTAAAGAAACTTAAAAGATTACCTAATTTAGCTGAGGTTCTTCATGTTCACTATGCTAATATTTATTCTGACGATACCATTTCTGGTATTAAGTTATCTTTTTTTAGTGCAACTGACTCTGAATGGATTCAACATTTAGAGGAAACATATGCTTTATTTGGAATGGTTCGTAAACCTAAAACCATAAAAACTTCTACTTTTCTAAAAGTTATTGATCCAAAACATTCATTTTTAGGATCTAAAGTTCGGTTTAATAATCGATTTAAAATGTACTATCCTGTTCCTGATATTGGTAAGATTACTTCGTCACTTATTTTTACTTGTGAGAGAAAACAACTTATATTTACAGTATCCAGGCTTATGGCTTTGATAACACTTGTTGCATTTGACGATGAACATTATGAAGTGTATCAAGGTATGACTCTCATGTTACGTGAGCTTGTTAGGGACAGGTTGGATGAGATTCCAACTCAATTCCATCATGACATTATAGAATTTTCATCTTGTTGTGATAAAAATAGCTACTTTTTATACCATTATTTTGGTTTTGAATCTGGAGGTAGTAACACTAAAGTGTTTAGAGGGTTTAAATTTTTTACCTCTTATTTCAACACGTTACTATAATCCTTAAATTCCTATTGTTGTTGTGTGTGTGTGTGTGTGTTAACAATATGTGGTGTGTGGTGGTGAGGTTTTATTGTTTATCAATAGCACAATTTATTATTAATGTCTACTTTATATGAACTTACTCCAGTCAAAGATCCTAATTACAATCATTTTTCTCAGCCTAATGTTATTCCCAATACAACAGTGCGCATTCCTAACATTAATTCTAATGTTCATTCTCATCTTTCTGTCGGTAAACCTCGGTCACCAGCTGCGAAAGCTAGAAGAAGAGAGCGGAAAAGACAAAGAAAGATAGAAATTAGAAAGTTGGAAAGAAATGCTCGTATTGAAAGAACTATTGCAGAAAGAAATGCAGGTTTATTGCCTCAACCGTCCAAAAAACGGAGGCAACGAAGAAGAAGAAATATGCGTGATGGTGCACCCCAATACGTGCCAAAAGTGGTTGGAGGCTACGCTTTTAGTTCTTCAACACCAAAGCAAGCCTTGGCACCTGTGCGGCAACTTAGAGCCGGCAAACACGGACCAACCAAGGTTGCTAACGCATTAAACAATTCTCGTCCTGTTTTGAAAGGTAATGGATCCTATTCAGTAGAACCAATCAAATTAAAAGAAAAGAAGCCAAAGAATAAAGAGTGGTGGGAGAAACTTTTAGATGTGGGAACACATATGTTGCCTCATGTTTTACCCTTACTTATGGGTGCTGGAGACTACACCATTAAGGATGAAGTCCCCCCTGAGTTAAACTCTATTGCTGCTGCTGCTACAGACGGAAAATTAGGTGCTCAAGTTCCTGCTATGCACACTTCAAAGACTGCTGTTAGAATTGCACACAGAGAGTATTTAGGTGATGTTTACTCATCCACTGCTGCTTTCACCCCTTTGACTTTTACTATTAATCCAGGCTTGGCAACCACTTTTCCTTGGTTGTCTGTAATAGCCGCTAATTTTCAAACTTATAGATTTTTAGGTTTGTGTTTTGAATTCATTTCAGAAGGTTCTGAATATGCAAACGTTGCTGGTTTAGGTTACGTTGCTTTAGCTACCCAATATAATTCTTTAGAAGGAGGATTTTTAGATAAAAGAACAATGTTAAATTATGATTATTCAGTTGCTACAAAACCTTCAAATTCGATGATTCATTGTGTCGAGTGTAAGCCTTCTCTTTTGGTTGCTGATACCCTTTATGTAAGACAAGGTTCAGTACCTGTTGGAGCTGATGAGAGGCTTTATGACTTGGGTCAAACAACTTTAGCTGTCGGTGGAAATACTGCTTCAAATTCTGTTATTGGAGAAGTTTGGGTTTCTTATGATATTGAGTTAAATATCCCAAAGGAAAGTGCTGCTTCTGGAACTTCAAATCTTTTTTTTGAATATGGTTTAAATACAGGCGGACCAAATTTTACTAATTCAACACCTTTAGCAACAAATGGAACTCTTAATCCAAATAATAATATTGCTATATCTTTGACATCTACAACTATTTCTTTTCCAACAAGTGTTAGAGGACAATTCGTCATGGAAGTTCAGTGGCAAGGCACAGGTTCTGTAACATGTGCCTACCCAATTCTCACTGCTACGAATACGACAATTTTTGCCTCCTTTCCCTTAGTTCAAACTGTTCCCTTAACAGGTTCAGCGGGTGCTTTTGGAATGACGTTAAGAAAGTCCTTTACAGTTACTCAAGATGGTGTTGTTATTACCTTTGGTACAGCAGGCACTTTACCTACCTCCCCTTCAGCTTTTGAAATTACAATTTATCAGGTTCCTAACCCTAACTTTGATATTATTAAAAATGAAAATGGGCAATTTAAAGAGAATTTTATTTTTGATCCTAAAGGAAGACATTCCGTTGAATTGTTAGAAGCAACGACTGCCCAATTGAGAACAGATAATAGAAATAAAAAGTTTACTCTTCCCAAAATTTTATATGATACTCAAAATGACCCTGATCCTAATTTGCTTAAAAGAATTATTTTTTGTAAAACGAATTCATTTACTTTACTTATGGACAAAGTTTTAGGCACTTATTACCTTTTTGAAAATTCTGATCCAACTGATATGTTCCCATTTCCTGGAACCAATATTCCTGGTTTACTCGCAATGAGCACAGATGATCAAAAAGAAGCCTACCTAAAAATTTATTACGATGCAGCTTGGGCTGCCCTTTACCATTCCGATGATTGGACTTCAGATTCTGATGATTTTTTACCTGATCCTCTAAAAGAAAAGTCTTTACCCATCCCTGCTTTCACACCAGAACAGTTAGATGCG